CCGACATCCGGAGAGATCTCCTGCCCCGTGAGCGGATCGCGATAAACGGTAACCGCTTGAAGCTCACCTGTCCTCTTTGAGACAAGCCTGTCTTCGGTAGAGAGTTTACCCTTCGAACTTTCAACAGTATGCCCTCTGTCTTTGATATTTTTTTCAGAGAGCGCCCTCACCCGGCAGCGGCAGCGGAAACCGAGCGGCGGATAGTGAGTATTCCAGAAAGGATCATCTGCCGGAAAAACCTTTCCGTTTAATGAAGCATGCGCCGGTCTTGTGCGTTTGTCCATCACGGCCACATATTGCAGGTATGGACGGTTGTCTACATTGTCCATCTGCTCTTTCCATCTGCCGGCATTGTAAGCTGTCTGAAGATTGGTCTGGTAGATAGTCTTAAGCCGGTGCGGCGAGCCAAGCTGCACTTCCTTTGCGCCGGTCTCATCGCCTAAGAGTTTCTTGCCCCACCACCCCTTTGCCTTGAGCTTAGGCTCCAGCTCTTTTTTGAACTGCTGAAAGGTGATGCCTTCATCGAGGGCCTTCTTGATCATGTCTCTGATGTCTTGCAGGATGTCCATCCGCATTACTTTTGTGACTGTGAATGCTTTAGCGTGTGCCTCCTGCCATGTGTCCCACCAGTCCCATGAAAAAGTATAGCCCTTACTTTTGAAATACTCTATTGCCTTCGCTGGAGGCAGGCCGATGGCGTAAAGTAGATCAGGCGGATTGGACTTATTCTTTTCCGGCATTTAAACGTCCCCACAGTTCACTTACAAATATTGCCCTTGCAATCATATCCTCAACCGATTTTATATCCATGTCCGGATATGTCTCTATGAGCTTTTCCATGACGGCGTTGTAATCGCCGCTCTCGTTGATGAGATCAATGATCGGCTTCAGAACGCCTTTCATCTGAGATTGCAGTTCCTTTGGAGTGATGGAGTCAATAACATCGTCAAGCGCCTGCTGATCAGGGAACGGGGACAGTTCCGAGGGGACTGTCCCAGATTTACGGACGCTGTCAGGCGTCGTAGAATCGGGACTGTCCCCGGCCTCCACAAATTCCGCCTGCCCTTTAGCCTTTAGCCCTTCGCCTTCGGCCTGTATCTCTATATCCTCTTCCTCGAGGCCGTAACTCTTCTGATAATATTTTCTGGACAGTCGCAATCCGGACTTTTCCATAGAGGCAGTGAGACTCTCGTCTCTCGCTGCAAGGTCTTTATCCACATCCTCTTCTTCCCACATACTGAAGCCCGGAAGCTCGGAGGCGGTGAAATTCAAATCTGCAATCCACTTTATAAGCGTGTTAAAAGTCTTTTCGACGAGCTTTTCGTCGGCATCTATAATGTCCTTACGGACCTGCATGTGCGACTGCGATGCCGCATAAGAGCCGCCTTTGACCTCTGTCGACAGGTTTTGCCCAAGCAGCGCTATTGATACCTCAGCCTTGCAGAATTCCAGAAGCTTTGAGTATATGTCTGCTGATGCGCCTTTTCCGCCCGCCTCTTTTATGTCTATAGAGGAGTCGTCCGGGATAACGGCTATCGCATCCTGCACCATAGCCTCAAGATTATCGGCAAACTTATCTGTTTCGGCCTGACCTGTTCCTCTCGGCTGTTTGCCGATCAAAAACGGCATCCCGTATTTTTCAGAGAATATCACCCAGAATTTCATGCCGCCGCGCTTGAAAGTGATAGGCCAGAAACACCTTGAGAGCGATGGAAAGCCGTAAGGATTCTTATAAGTGGCTTCATGCTGCACGAGCAGAAACTTCTTTTCAGGCACAGGCTCGCCATTGTAATTATTTTTGGTTCTGAGCCTGAGATCATTATCTTCGCCGAATACAAACCACTCCTGCGGCTTGCCGATGACGGATGCAGGCAGTATGTAATTGCCGACCCTTTCCCATATGACCTCAAGCGCCTGATAGCCGAATAAAGGGGCATTAAGTATTTCGGAGATGATACGCTCAATGTCTAAATTTTTGAAAATATCCTCGATGAGTTTTGCCTGCCGGGATTTTGCCTTACCCCTGTCTATCGACCACTCAAGCGACAGGACTCCTGACTTTCTGCTTGTCACGCATCCACCGAGATGCGCGTCTACGAGCATCTCGTTATAGACCGTGATGTCCTTGCCCTGCTTTTTAAGCACGTTATCCGGGTTCGGCAGATACATGCCGAGGGAATAGAAGTCTATCGCTCCCTTTCTGGTTGCGATCTCCCCTGTGAGAGAGGTATTTTTGTCCGAAAAACTTATAAAAGTCCTATCATTTATCCATAACCCCTTTTTGCCCATCTATGACCTCCTCAAAATTTCGCTCCTGACCCTTCCAAAATCTTACAAAAACGACTCAAATCAAAAATGGCTACCTATGTAGCCGTTTGGGGTCTCGACGGCTTTAAAAGCCTCTAATTAAGCCGTAACTTTCCCGTCTTTTTCTGCTCGCCGTATTTATCGGGCCGGAAGACTTATCCGACGCTGCATGATTTGCCAGCGCGCAGGCCCAAAAGCGGTCTGCGTGTCCCCTTGCCTCTGATGCCGCCACATCAAACCTGATATTGCCGGATGTAGTTGTAACCTTCCGAATTGAGCGGAAGTCCTCGCGTGTCTCAAAATCAGACGGGATATAAAGAAGCCTGTCCTCTATTGAGTTTTTCAGTCCGTAGCCCATATCTTCCTTGGCCGTGTTTGTGAATGTTACAGCCTCCACGCGGTATTTGCCGAAAGCGTCCTGCGCCTCTTCGCTAAGCTGCATGCCGATGCCGGTGGCGTCAATGCAGAATCTCCTCATGCGCGGATGCTTTAATATTTCAAAGAGGGTCTCGCGCTGCACGCTGAAAGGCGTTTTTTCCATTATCTTGACAAGCCGGGTATATTTGACATGGCCGAACTTCTCAATCAGCCAGATGACCGAGAGGTCTTTTTTTCTGCCGATGTCCATGCCTCCGTAAAGGTCGCCTGTTGACGGGGACAGTCCCGATTCTACGGCTTGCGCCCGTAAATCAGGGACAGTCCCCTCCCACAATATGTCATCCCTCTCAACGGATGAAAGCATCTCATAGGTGATAAATGCTGAGGCTTCATCAACAGGTATGCAGCAGTATTCTTGCAGCCATGTGTTTTCGTCAAAGCAGCTTTCTCTCTGCTCGCGGAGCCACGCCTCTTTTTCTTTATCGGCCGCCTTCCTGCCGAGTATCTTGTCAACAAGCCCCTGATTAACCGCGTCCTGAATCGTGGTGGTATGCAAAGACCAGTGGAGCTTGCCCTTCTTCACGCCGTCTATAAATTTGTAGTAACGGCAGTTCGTGCCGTTATGGGTGCTTAATATCCTGAGCGGAAATCCCCATGTGATACACGGCCGCGCGGCAGCCCATAGTCTTTCCTGATCCTCATGCCATGCAAACTCATCGAGGATCACCTTGCCGCCTTTCGAACGGAATGCTTTGGGGTTTGAACTGAGGGCGTGTATCTTTGCGCCGTTGGCGAATTCAATTGCAAAGGTCTTAATATTCTTAGCGTCATCGAGGACTATCTCGCCGAGGTATTTAGCGGCAGCATTGAAGAGCTTCGTCCATTTCTCTGCGTAGAGTATATATTCCTTGGCGGCGGATTCATCCGCAGACGAAAACCAGACAGCCGTGACTTTTTTCTTTACGCAGTCACGGACATCTTCATATGACTGGACATAAGAGGCTCCAATGCGCCGGGACTTTTCCCATATCTTGATAGGGCTTTCGTCTTTGAGCCAGTCAATCTGATATTGGAGAAAATACTTTTTGTCATTCAATGCCTAAAACCTCTTTCTCTATATGCTTTACAGCATCTTCCGTCAGCCCTTTTCTTTCGTCCGGCGTTGTCTCATCTTTTATAAGCTTCACGCCCTGATATGACTTAAGCGCGGCGATTGCTTTGCTCATCGCGTAGATATTGTGCGGCGTGGGATTTGCCTTAGCCTCTTTTATTGTGAGCTTCGCAAGTTCAAGGAGATCTTCCTGCAGGGCTTTAGTCTCATTGAGGTAGTTTCGTCTCTTTATATCCCACTCCCCCGCGATCTTCCAGTTGTAAAGCGTTTTACGCGAGACTTTATTTGAGAGTATGCCGACGATAGCGTCCAGCGATAATCCTTCCTGCACGGAGAGACGCTTTGCCTCATCGTTATAAATCGCGAGTTTAGCCATTGAGGTCTTTCTCCATCCGCGCGATCTGAGCTTTAAGCTCCCTCCCCTCGGCGCAGAGGCGGTTAAAGTCATTGACGATTACTACTGCGCGGTCAATATCGATAGTCGTGAAATCCTCGGTGTAAGGATCGAAGATGTCCCGTAAGACGATAATGTAAGAGTCTGCCCTGCGATTCATCTCCTCCAGCGATTTCTTTTTTTCTGCGCGGCGGGCTTTAAGTAAAAGGACTTCATTCATTCGGTTACCTCCAGCTTGAGCTTTTTCCCGGTCATAAGGATGGGACATTGCGCGGGTGTTTCGATCTTGATGGATATTCTGTCGAGGATGCCGGTGAGGATCGTTTTGTATTCCTGCTCGTCCCGCAGGTATTGCAGAAGCTGCTCGTTCAGCTTCGTATGCTTTTCAAACGCCTCGGCGCTCTGCGACAACGACTGCTGCAGGAAACTATCTGTCTGTTTGCTCGACTTAGTAAAGGTGAAATACCAGATTATAAAAACGACTATTGCGACGCCTCCCTGAATAATAAACTGCAATATTTCTTTCAGTCCCATTTCCATGCCCGCCCTCCTAATAAATTTTCCTCTCAATCTTACCTTTTAAAATTGTTTCGCTCTCCCGAACGGTTCAGGAGAACCGATTAAAACCTTCCGGTAAGATGAGAGCATGAAACTGAGAAAGGAGGGTTTATGCTGATTGAAATTTTCAAGGCCGGCGCTCATACAGACTCGGCAGGCAATGCCCGCACATGGACAGAAAAAGACCTCGATGCTATTGCGAGCAAATACAATCCTGCGAATCACGAAGCGCCTGTGGTGATAGGACATCCAAAAGATAATGCCCCGGCATTCGGCTGGGTAGAGGGATTAGAGCGCAAAGGAAGCGTCCTTTACGCGAAGCTCAAAGACCTCGTTCCTGAATTCGTGGAAGCGGTCAAAAAGGGGTTTTATAAGAAGCGCTCAATCTCGCTCTACCCGGATATGACATTAAGGCATGTAGGATTCCTCGGCGCAATGCCGCCTGCGGTCAAGGGGCTGACGGATGTAGCGTTTTCCGAAGCAGAGGCGGTAACCATTGAGTTCTCTGATTATCGCATGTCCACTATCGGCAGAATATTTCAGAGACTGAGAGACCTGCTGATAGAAAAATTCGGAACCGATGTCGCGGACAAGGTGGTCAACAGCTTTGAGATCGAGGATATTCAACGCGAAATAAAAGACCCGGAGGAGGTTGCATCCTCCGCATTTAATGAAGGAGGTAAGCAAGACATGGACAAAATCAAAGAGCTTGAAGCCAAGCTCGCAAAGGCGGAAACGGCGCTCTCCGAATTTGCCGAGACGGACAAGGCAAAGGAAGACGAGATCGCAAGCCTGAGAAAAGAGCTTGTCGAAGAGAAGGTCAAGCAGAGAAAGGCTGAGTTCAATTCCTTCTGCGACAGCCTTACGGCAGAGGGCAAACTCACACCGGCAATGAAGCCTGCTGTGCTGGATTTCATGGAGATACTGCACGGCAGCGGCGAGTATGAGTTCGCGGAAGGAGACGGCAAGGTAAAGGCGCAGCCTGCCGAGAAGTTTAAAACCTTCTTAAACGCCCTTCCCAAACAGGTTGAATTCGGGGAACATGCCACAAAGGATAAGGCAGGAGAGGCTACAGGCATAGGGACGCAGGAGACCGGATTCTCCGGCAATGTGGATGAAGACAGGCTCGCCATACATCAGAAGGCGATGGAATACTGCGAGAAAAATGAAGGCGCCGCATATATAGACGCCGTAAGACATGTAATTAAGGAGGGCTAAGACATGGGCAGAATGGAAAATTTAAGAGTTGTAGACCCCGTATTAACAACGCTTTCAAGGGGATACTCCAATGCCGAATTCGTAGGCGACAAGCTTTTCCCCTTTGTGGTCGTTGACAAAGAGGCAGGCAAAATACCGCAGTTCGGCAAAGAGGCGTTCAAAATTTATAACACCGAAAGGGCTATCAGGGCGAAGTCCAACAGGATAACCCCCGATGGAAGGACGTCTATAGATTATGTCTGCGATGAGCATGATCTCGAATATCCTGTGGATTACCGCGAGTCCGAAGAGGATATATTTCCACTGGAGCAGCATGCGACGAATGTCGTAACCGAGGGCATCAGGCTCAGACATGAAAAGATGTGCGCTGATATTGCTCAGGATCTGAACAGCTATTCATCCGGTAATAAGATCACGCTGTCGGGCACTTCCAAGTTCACGGACAAGACGAACTCCGACCCTATCGGCGTCATAGAGGACGGCAAGGAAGCAGTGCGCCAAAAAATCGGCAAAACGCCTAATACCGCTGTAATCGGCGCTCAGACGCTTAAGGCTCTCAAAGTCCATCCGCAGATACTGGACAGAATCAAATACTCGATGAAGGGCGTTATCACCGTTGATCTCCTCAAAGAGATACTGGAGGTGGAGAGCATCTTTATCGGCAAGGCCATCTATGTCTCCGATGCAGGGGCGTTCTCGGATGCATGGCTCGACAACATCGTGCTGGCCTATGTCACAGGCACAGAGGCGGAAAAGAGAACGGTCTTTGAGCCGAGCTTCGCATACACGCTCAGGAAAAAAAGCAAACCGGAGATCGACACTTATGACGAAGGCAAGAAGCTGAGGCTTATCAGAAATACCGATATCTTCGTGCCGAAGCTGGTAGGCGCAGAGGCCGGATATATCATCAACGATACGAACTGAGGAGGCAATGATGGCGAAATACATAGTCAAAGGCACGGACATAAGGCATAACGGCGAGCTTTATCCCGAAGGCTCTGAGATAGAGCTTACGGATAAAGAGGCAAAGAGTCTTGAGGCATACATCGGAAAGATAGAGGCCAAGACCAAAGAAACCAAAGGAGGTAAGAAGTAATGAAGACAGAGATAATTATCGGAACATCGTCAATACAGGCAGCCGCAGATATCGTTAAACACAGGTTCATAGGCTTTGACGGCAATCTCTGCGGAGCGAATGCAAAGGCGCGGGGAGTCTCTGCTGCGGACATAAAGAGCGGACAGATGTGTCCTATAAACATATCCGGAGAGGTTTTAGTTGAGTCGGGCGGCGCAATAACAGCAGGCGCTGCGCTTGCATCGGATGCAAGCGGCAAGGCTGTAGCCGCAACCGCATTTTCCGTAACTGTTCCTGTAGGCGGCACGGCAGTAACATCCGATGCCGCACAGCCGGATCTCGTGGAGGCAGGCGGATACTTGCCTCAGGCTGTAAACGGCTATGCGGTTGATGCCGCATCCGGCGCAGGCGAGTTTGTCAGGGTGAGGCTGGTATAAATGCCCTACTGCACGCTTGACGATCTTAAGCTGTCATGCCCTGAGGCCAACATCAGACAGCTTACGGATGATGCCGGCACAGGAGCGATTGATCAGGTAAAGGTAGATGAGGCAATAGCCTATGCAGACCAATTGATTGACGGATATCTAAGGGGACGCTATAGCGTCCCCCTTAATCCACTGCCCGATCTGATCAAACATTTTTCTGTTGATCTTGCAGTCTTTCATTTGTATGCTCGGCGCTTTGAAATGGAGATGCCGGAGTCCATGATGGCAAAACACAAAAACACCGTCAAGTTCCTTGAGCAGATACAGAAGGGGCTTATCAGCCTCGGCATTGAATCGCCGGATACCGGGCCGGGGCAGGGCAATTACAAGACAAATAAAACATCACAAGACAGGACATTCAGCAAAGATGTTCTGGATAAGTTTTAGGAGGCATTTATGACGGAGCTTAAAAAGTTCGCAATGAGATTCGGAGGATTGAGCATTGTAGCGCTAATTCTTTTGACCATATTCGCAGGACTCCTGAGCGATAAGGTGAGGATGGTATTACTGTCAGTGGCGCTCAGCGAGGTTATATGGATGGTTCTGTTTAAACCCGTATACGGAAAAACGGAGGATATGACGGATGATAAGATGCTTGCGGTATTGCTCTTTAGGGGCATTTATACTGCTGCTATTATCCTTGGCCTTACCATCGGAATGTAGAGCCGAGGGGACGGGACTGTCCCCGTCTTCGCGATGCATGAAATTCTACAGGCAGGTGGTTAAGGAGTCGAGATATTTCCTCGGCAAGGATGCTCCTGCCCATTACTTCATGGGGCAGATAGAGCAGGAAAGCAGATGCGTTGAAGGCATCACAGCCTTTGACGGCGGCATGGGGCTTGGACAGTTCATGCCGGCAACCGCCGAATGGATGCAGGCAAGGGAGGCTGCGCTCAAGGAGTTCGGGATTGATCCGCAGCCGTATAATCCACGATGGGCTATAAGGGCGCTAATACTTTACGACCGTTGGCTTCGTAATAGCTCTACAATTCGTCAATGCGAAGCCGTTCAAGACTGGATTGCATGGTATTTCGTATTCCGTGCATACAATGGAGGACTCGGCAATCTGACTAAGGAGATTGTCTCCGCGGGATTGTGTGATCCTCCGGCTGTCGAAGCATATTGTAAGCGGAAAGTCGTAAGGCTTAAAAACGGCTCGTTGCTCGATCTATGCAAGGTTAATATCGAGTATCCGTTTTTGATTTTCGAGAAGGCCGGGAAATACAGGAGGCTCTAAATGATGGTCATACCGTTATGGATGTCGCTGTTGAGTTTTGGGTTGAGGAATTGGAAATACATATTGATAGGACTTGCGCTGCTCTCTGCAAGCTTTTTCGCTGCATGGCAGATTCAGGGCGTGAGGGTTGATTTGAAAGAAGCCGAGCTGCAGAAGAAAAAAGTCGAGATCACGGCTCTCAAGAAAGACTTGCAGGATTGTCAGGCTGCGAATGCAGCGAATCAGGAGACGATAGGAAAGCTGCGGAATGAAGTCGCTGCGGCCAATAAATCATGCGACGGTCGCATGAAAGTAAAAGAGGAGATGATCAAAAGCCTGAAGCGCATAGACGGCTTAAAACCTAAAAAAACAGATGACAAGGAGTTAAAGAACGATGAAAAGACTGTTCGCATTGCTGTTGATGATCCTATTCTGCATGAGCTTGATCGGATGTTCATCAACAAAGCAGATCGTAAAGACTGAGTATATCAAACAGACCGTTCCTGATCTGCCTCCAGCGCCGGAATATTATCCGGTCATCTGGCAGGTTAACGGCAGTATGTATTGTGTGGCTGAAGACAGCGCACTTAACATGCTCAAAAACAGAGAGCTTGACAAGGGCTATCAGGAAGAGATGAGGGAGATTTTAAAACAAATGAAGGAGCAAAACATTGTTCGCTGAAATAGAGAAAAAGATACAGCAGAGGATTGAAGACAAAATCACATCCATACGGGATGTTGATATACAGAAAGGCGTTAAGGGCGCTCTTATAAATCCCGCGGTGGCCGTATCGGTCGAGGAAGGGTCATTTGAGCAGCGAGGTCAGAAGAGTTTTAAAACGCCTACGACCGTCTATGTGGAGATTGAGTTTAAAAATCTCAGGAGCGAGGAGGACAGAAGGAAAGGCTCTTTCCCGATACTGCTCGCAATCATTCAGTTCCTTATGCTGCAGGAATTTGATCTCGGTATAGATCCGTTGATGCCTGTCAGGTGGCGGAATGTGACGGATGATGAAGACTTTAAAAAAGCGATAATGCGCGTTCAAATCATCTTTAAGACTGGGTTCACAATAACAAAGACCGATGAGGAGGCAGCAGATGATCTACTCAGGGTCGGGCTTAACTATTACCTTAAACCGGGTGATGATGTAGCGGATATATCAGACCTGTTGACATTACAGGAAGGAGGATAAACATATGAAAGTTATTGCCGCAAAGGGCACAAGATGCCCGAAGGAAGGGTATCCGAGGGAATACATCGCAGACGCTGCGGCTGTAGATGTTCCCGATACGGCGTATTACAAAAGGCTCGTCAAAGACGGCTCGCTGATATTAGCGCATGAGGGGACTGTCCCGGATTTACGGGCGCAAGCCGTAGAATCGGGACTGTCCCCGGAAAATGACGGGAGAGAAAAGAAGGGAGGTAGAAAATAATGGCATCGAAAAACATATCATTCGACCAGATACCGAGCAGCATAAGAAAGCCGGGCAAGTATTTCGAGTTTAATACGAAGCTCGCAGTAAGGACGCTGCCGAACAATAAGCAGAGGATGCTTATTGTCGGACAGAAGACAGCATCCGGCTCTGTAGCCGCGCTTTTCCCGACCGAGATATTTTCCGACAGACAGGCAGCCGAATACTTCGGTTACGGCTCCATTGCCCATCTGATGGCTAAAGCTGCGATTAAGGCAAACACTTACCTTGACCTTACAGTCTGCGCTCTCGATGATGCGGGCACAGGTGTAGCCGCGGCAGGCAGCGTAACCATCGGAGGCCCGGCGACCGGCTCAGGAAGCATTAAGCTGTATGTCGGCAATAAAAAAATAGCGATAGGCATTGCAAGCGGCGACGCTTCCACAGCCATAGCGTCCACGCTCAATGCCGAGATTGCAAAGTATCCCGATCTGCCTATCATATCCGCGGTTGACGGCGTCAATGAGAGCAAGCTTAATTTCACGGCTAAAAATAAAGGCACGATAGGCAATCAGATAAACATCGCCTATGAGGTCAGCGCAAAAAGCGTTACTGTTACAGTTGAGGCCATGTCAGGCGGAGCGACCGATCCGGATGTAAATGACGCTCTGAGCGTAGTCTTCGCGGAGCATTACAACATTATCGCCGTACCGTATAATGACCAGACATCCCTGACAACATTAAGGGATTATCTCGATGCTGTCTCGGGCCCCATGGAGCAGCGCGGCGCCGTGGGCATCTACGGCACGAACGGCGCTCTTTCAGCGGCTACGACCCTCGCAAACGCTGTGAATCACGGCAGGATTTCAAATCCGTATCTGCGCGGATCGCGGAGCATCCCTTACGAAATCGCTTCGGCATACGCGGCAGTCATGGCATTTGAAGAGGATCCGGCAAGGCCGCTCAATACTTTGGAGTTGAAAGGTATTCATGCGCCTGCGATTGACCAGAGGCTTTCAAGGACAGAGCAGGAAAACTGCCTGTATAACGGCGTTACGCCTTTGGAAGTCGGACCCGGCGAAAAGTCGCAGATCGTAAGGGCAATATCCACCTACATCAAAGACGCGCAAGGGATTGACGATGTATCGCTGCTGGATATTACAACGATTCGCACGCTCGATTATGTCCGCAAGGCTTGCAGGGAGAGGATATCCTTGAGATTCCCGCGTGAGAAGCTCTCGTCTAAAACGGCTGCGAAGGTAAAAACAGAGATCCTCGATGTGCTGTTTAAACTTGAGTCTCTGGAGATCGTGGAAGAGGTGGCGGCCAATCAGGACGGCCTGATAGTAGAGAGGGATGAGCAGGATGTGAACCGATTGAATGCAAAGATACCGGCAGATGTGGTCAACGGCCTGCATGTGTTTGCGGGACGGATTGATCTGCTGCTTTAAAAAAGGAGGGAATGAATTATGAGCGAATATGTAGAACGCGTAACGCTTGAGGTCAATGGACAGGTGATTGATGACTTTGAGGAGGTTACGGAAAACGATATGGAGATCAGAAAGCCGGTAAACCTGATGAATAAGACCGGCTTTACAGAGACCACGCCGCGCTATGGCGCGAAAGTGAAATATGCGATACCCAAGGGCGCTGCCGAGTTTGACTTTGCGGGCATCAAGGACGGAACGCTGACTATAGACCGTGGGGACGGCAAGAGGATCACATATACAGGCGTATTCTGCACGAAGATCGGCGAGACGCAGTACGGCAAGGATGTAGCTACCCAAACAATCGAATTCGGAAGCGTAGATAGAAAGGAGACATAAGGCATGATTACAGAGAAAGGAACACTTATTGTCGGCGTCGAATATGAGGGCAAGACGCATAAAGAGTTTGAGATCAGGCCTCAGATTGTGAAAGATTCTATAGATGCGATAGAGGACGACAGGGCAAAGAAAAATGAAAGTTATCTCGGCCTGTGTGTAATCACAAAACAGATTATTAAGCTCGGCGAGATACCAAAGGAAAAGATCACGACAGAGATGCTGATGAATATGTATGAGGTTGATCTTTTCGCTATATCAGAGGCGGCAAGGAGGCTGCAAAAAAGGCAGCAATCCTTTCGAGGCGAAAGTAAAACCCCTGAGAAAACTGATTCTGGCAATGCTTAAGCTGGGATTCAGGCGCGATGAGATAATGAGCATGACAGAGACGGAAATGGAAGGCTATCTCGATGCGTATGAAGATATTATAAACCCTGAGAAGACAAAGACCTATGTTGTGAAAAAAGCCGGAGGCAGAGGAAAAGCCAGATGAGAGCGCCAACAGCTAAAGAAAAATTCCCAAGCATCTGCCGTAAAGCAAGATGCACAAGCAGAGCAGACAGAATCATGCCTGCAATAAAGATGATGGAGGCAATCAGTTGATGCCATTTAAGCCTTACAAGGAAATACACAAGGATAAGGCCGATTGCAATTCCTATGTAGGGGGCTGCTATGTCTAATGTCATGAACCTTGCCCTCCAGTTTACCGCTGTTGATATAGCCAGCGGCATAGTCAACCGCATCAAGAACTCTGTTTTAAGTTTAGGCTCATCTGCGGGGAATGTCAAGAAAGACTTTGAGCAGATGCAGTCCTCGGTTACTAAGGGGCTTAAGGCAATTGCAGTCAGCTCATACGCTATGCATAAGGCATTGCCCGGAGTAAAGGCAGCGGGAGATCTTCAAGAGGCAATGCTCGGCGTCAAGATGAACATCGCCTCTTCCGCAAAGGATGCAAAAGAACTCACAAGTATGCTCTCACAGGTTAAGGGCACGGCAATCTCCGTATCAGCGAATGCGCCGTTTTCAGCAGAGGATGTTGTGAGGATAGAAAACTCGCTCTTAAAGGCAGGGCTTGACTTAAAAGATGTAATAGGCGAATCGGGAGCGGCCTTTGCGGCAACTGCGCTCGCAAGCCTTTCCGGCGTGGCCCCTGAGATCGTAGGGGACAGTCTCGCAAACATAGGGACGGTATTCAAGTTTAAAGGAGAGGATTATAAAGAGTTTTCCGACTGGCTCACGAGGGTTGATGATGCAGCAGCAACGAGCTTGCCAAAGCTTATATATGGTTTGCAGATGTCCGGCAGTTCAGCCGCCGCCCTCGGTATTTCGTCGAAAGATTCAGTAACGGCTCTTGGCGCTCTTTCTCCGCTTGGAGATCGAGCGGGTTCTTCGTTTAATAATTTTCTTTTAGCAATCACATCAAAAGGGAAAGAGTTAAGGGGTATGGGATTGAAAATGTTTGAGGGCGGTAAGTTTGTAGGGCTTGAAAAGGCGACGGATAGTTTAAAGAAAAGATTCGGCGACATTAAGGATGAGGAAGTGCGGCTGAAAAAACTTACAGATATATTCGGCGAAGAAGGCGGAAGGGCTGCAAATACATTCATAAATGCTGACAAGGGGTTTAAGGATATAGAAAATTCAGCAAAAGGCTCATTGTCAATGGCACAGAAAATGTCGATCTGGTCAACGGGCATGAACGCATCTCTTAAAATGCTCGGCGGCACGGCTAAGTCAACTCTTGCGAGCATTTTCGACCCGCTCCTTGTTCCCCTGACAAAAGTTATAAGCCTTCTGAATACTGCCACAGGCAAACTCGGAGAGTTTGCTGAAAAAAACAAAGCATTTGCAGCATCCATATCCGGCGGCATAGGGGCAGCAGCATTAGGAGCAGGCGCTTATGGACTTTTAAATATCCTCAAAGGCGGCGCGGCAGGCGCGAGAGTTTTTAAAGGACTCGGCGGGGTGAAGGGTCTTTTAAAGGGATTTGGAGGCTCTGCAGCGGGAATAGCTCAAGGCAAGGCTATCGAAGCGGCAACGGGAGTAACCCCTGTTTTTGTAACTAACTGGCCTGCTAATTTCGCAGCAGAGACGGCAGCCGGATTATCCGGCAAGGCCGGAAAGCTCAAAGACCTCTTTACCGGCCGCGGCGCGAATAAGCTCCTCGGCGCCGGAGGTCTGAAAGGAATGCTTAGGGTAGGCACAACAGCGCTCTTAGTCTCTGCTGCCGCCGCCGGAGGCTATGCCCTCGGCACGGGAGCAAATTATATGCTCAACAAAGGCGTGTCAGGTCTTACCGGCGGGAAGAATGATTCTATCGGCGGCTGGCTCTATGACTTCCTGCACAAAAAAGAAAACCCGGAGGTTAAAAATAACATCACCATGAATGTGAGCATTGATGAAAAGAGCCGTGTCATTGCCGAGACATCGGATATGAACACAAAGGCTAACATTAACACCATGAAGAGAGGTCAGTTTTAAATGGCCGTCAATGATAAATACGAAGTAAAGCTCGACCACTTCAATCTTGAGTTAGAGAACATCGAGGACTCTTTTGAAAAGTCTATCGCAAAGTATGAGTTCCCTTATCGTGACGGCGCATTGCTTGAAGACATGGGGCTTAAAGCCCGCAGCGTCAAGATTCGTTGCTACTTCTACGAGGAGACATACGAGACGCACAAAGAGCTTATAGAGCATCTGAAAAAGAAAGAACTCTTTGAACTGCTTCATCCAAAATACGGTCTGATTAAAGGCTCTGTGGAATCCGTCTCTGTAAGGCATGACGACAGGAAGCGGACTGCGGAGATAGACATCTCATTTGCCGAAAACCTTATCACCGCGGCAGAACCGCAGCGGCATGTCAATGTCGAGTACTCCACAGAGGAAGCCTTTCAGAGGGGCCAATTTGAGATCATCGAGGAATTTGAATTTGACGTAAAAGATGAACTCGGCATCGAGGCTGCGGATATCCTCGATCTGGAACTCGATATTGATCTGGGCATGCTCGAACAGATTACCGGGCAGATGCCGGATCTATCGATGAAGGCAAGGGGCTATCTAAAAGAGGTTGATTCCTTCGTGTCCGGCCTCACGGGCACCCTGCCGGAGATACCTAATCCCACAGACTCATTGCTTGCAATGATCAGCTTTTCTAAAACCCTCGGAGGCATAACAGTAGGCACGATAGCAAGGACGATGGAAAGATATGTCGTGCTGTTCGATTCGCTCAGGACTGCGCCTACACGGTTTTTAAGCAGCCTTAAAAGCAGTTTTAATTCCATTGTCGGTTTATATCCTAAGTTCTCAAAGCATACGCGGATCGCATCAGCGCAGAGGCGCGGACTTGAGGCGGCATATATATATCGCGAGGATGAGACCCGCAGGCAGCAGGTCAGGAAACTCGAAAAAGTGAAAAGCTTCGATGCCCTCGGCAACTATGTGAAGCCTGAGCCTGTAGAGCCGATCATGCCGATCAATGAAATTGAATCCACCCTTGCCGATGTAAGGACGGACATTCAAAGCTCGGTTGATGAATCGAGACGGACACAGAGCCTGAAAGACATGGCAGTAACGCTTTTGACTCATGTCAACAGCATAAAGCTCGAAAGGGAAAAGATTATCAATGTAGAGCTTGATAATGAAATGCCGCTGCATATTGTCTGTCTGAAACACGGGCTGCCTTATAACTATGCGGAGCGGATACACAGCATTAATTGTATTAAAAACCCTAACTTCACGCCTTCCGGAGAGGTAAGGATATATGCAAGATAGCGTCTCGCTACTCATAGGCGGCATGGCTATCAATAACTTTCTCTCATACACTATCGAGAGCGATATCTATACGGCCGATGACGCATTTTCCTTAGAACTTGCAAACCCGGAGATAGCGGTTAAGGAAGGACACCGCTGCGAGTTGTATGTGAACGGCGAACTGGAGATGACAGGCATTATAGACCGCATATCCAAGAGCCATGACAAATCAGGAGTGAAGCTGAAGGTCGAAGGAAGGGACTTGATGGGATTGCTCGTGGATTCATACTGCGAGGAGTTTATTACACTTCAAGGCATTAAGGTGAAAGCCCTTGCAGAGAGGCTTTTAAAGAAAGTGCCTTTTATTAATCGCGAGAAGATCGTTTATCAGGAAAACTTCTCGGGCAGGACAAAGAAAAAAGCCAAGGGCGAATCATCCATCGCGCTCATGGACGCGCCGCACAATTTCTCGCAGATAGAGCCGGGCATGACAATATTCGATGCCCTTAAAGACTATGCGGGCAGCCGCGGGATGATGTTCTTTTGCCTGCCGGACGGCACGATGGTATTCGGCAAGCCTAAAGAAAAAGGAGAGCCGGTTTTTAATCTGATATGCACGAAGGAAGGCAAGGACAATAATGTCCTCGATGGTTCTATGACTAAGGACATCTCAAAAAGATATTCAAAGATAACTGTTATCGGCCAGCAGCAGGGAACGGACGGCATAGATGCCAGCGCGATAAATACGAAAGCAACTCTTGAGGATAAGGAATTTCCTTTTTATAAGCCGATGGTGGTTAAGAACAATAATGATTATCAGAGTCCAAGGCTCCACGCCCGGATGCTCCTTGAAAAGTCCATGTATCAGGGCTTTCAGCTTAACTATAAAGTCCCCGGCCACAGCCAAAACAGAAAGAACTGGACGATCAACGAACTCTGCAGCGTAAAGGACGAGGCTCTGGAGGTCGAAGGGACATATCTTATATACGGCAGGACATTTGAGATGTCAAAACAGGGAGTATATACAAGTCTTAAGCTCGGCATTCCGGGCGTGGTGCAATGATAAGGGCAATAATTCAATCGGTCATCGAGGGCGCTATCAAAAGATTTACTGCATCAGGCCGCTCCGATGAGACGATAACGAACCGGGAATATATGCAGCATTATGGTTTTACCTCGAGGCCCCTTGCCGGAGCCGAGGCGGTAGTCATCAAGGAGGGCAATCATATCGTTATGATTGCCTCCGATGACCGCCGGTATCGCATCGGCATCGAGGACGGAGAGGTCTGTTTATATACGGACGAGGGGGATCATATCCGTTTAAAACGCGGCAAGGAAATTTATATTAAAAGTGGCAATAAGCTGACTGCCGATATAGCCAACGATGTGGTTATATCTACATCGAGGATTGACGCCCATGCAACCGAGTCGGCAATATTGCGATCGCCGGTCGTAACTCTCAAGGCGGATTCTATCACGATGGAAACCTATTCCGGCCAGACGCCGCTTGCGACATTAAAAGGCAATATGAGGCTTGAGGGCAATATCGAGATAATAGGTAATGTAAATGTAACAGGCCAGATAGACGCCTCCGGAACGATCATAGACGGCGGCGGCAATACGAATCATCATGTGCATTAAGGAGAGACATGGACTTTAAAATATACACGGAAGACGCAGTCGGGCAAATGACATTTGAAAAGGCGGATAATATTTTCAATAATGTCTTTCTGAGCCTCATGGTTGAGAAAGGATCATTCTTTCAGAATCCTGACTTCGGCAGCAGGCTTCATCTTCTGAAACGCGCCAAGAACACAGAAAAGACCGCTGCGCTTGCAGAGGAATACTGTAAAGAGGCGTTTCAATGGCTCATAGGCACAGGTAGGGCTAAAAAAATAGAAGTATTCACGCAGAGAGACAGGCTTCAGGATTTAAATCGCTTGAAACTTCTTATAGAGGTTACGCAGTCAGACAGCAGGCAGGTCAGCTTTGAGACATTTGTGGAGGTCGTGTAAATGGGCTTTCAAAAAGACTTTGACGAGCTTTTAAATGAGATTTTAACAGACTATAAAAACCAGTTCCCTGAGGCGGATACCTCTCAGGGATCTTTGATATTTATCAAATCCGCATGTATTGCATCGGCTCTGTGGGGACTCTATAAATATCAGGATTGGATATCTAAACAGACGTTTCCAGATACGGCGGATACCGAGGCATTGGAGCATCACGCGTGGGTGCGCGGACTCACAAGGACATATGGAGAGACGGATGTCGCATATCTTGCCCGGCTTCTGGATTACATCAGGCGGCCGCCTGCAGGCGGAAACAAATACGACTATGTGAAATGGGCATTAGAGATTGACAATGTTAAAGCTGCTTATTGCTTTCCGTTAACTCAGGGACTCGGCACAGTAGATGTCGTGATCGTGGTAAATGAAGCTGCAACAGGAAGCGAGATTCCAACTCAGGCATTGATAGATGAGGTCAAGGCATATATAAATGATGTGCGGCCGGTAACCGCTTCCGTCGTGCGAGTACTCGGTCCGACTATTCTTACGCAGGATGTTACTATGACCATCACCGGCAGCGGCATCGATACCGCTGTGATCGCCTCGGATATCGAGGCGTATATGAAGACCCTGATACCCGGGCAGACGCTTTATAGGTCGAAGCTCATACAGATCGCGATGGACAATGGCGCGGATAATGCAACCGTAACCGCACCTGCAGCGGATGTTACAGCACAAAGCTATGAGATGATTCGAGCGGGGGTAATAAATGTCTCATAGCGATACCTTAAAACTCCTTTTTCCTATAGAGCTTCAAGGCGACTTTGTAAAGGACATCGAAGTCGAGGGTAAATACCTCGATGGCGCACAGTCAAGAGCAGAGCAGCTTCTGAATGAAATGTTCCCGGACCAAAGCCATGAACTCTTACCGGACTGGGAACGCGTCTGTGGGCTTACGCCGGGAAGCGATGATACGCTTCAACTCAGGCGCGACAGGGTGATCAGGAAACTCCGGGAGCGTGGAAGCTTGAGTATTCCATATTTCATCGCCTTAGCCGCGGCGATGGGATATGAAATAACGATAGAGGAGGATAATCCCTTTATTTGCGGTTGGAGCGAAGTAGGCGTAGACCCGCTGAGTATAGAAGAAAGCATTTTTATGTGGCGGGTGAATGTTGCCGGGCAGCCTGTTTATGAATTCCGCTGCGGGGAGTCCGCATGCGGCGAAAGATTGCTGTGGTGGCCCGGCGTTGCAGAGCTTGAAATTTTTTTTAATGAGCTTAAACCGGCTCATACATTTGTTTATTTCACATACGAATAGGAGGAACATATATGGGAAAAACAGCTTTTACAGACGGCGACAAATCGCAGGGGATAATGGGATCGAAAATTTTTGCTAATTTTCTGCATAAATGGTTCGGCGCTAATGGAGCGACCGGTCATCGGCACACCGGCCTCGATGAGGACGGCCACGCGCCGCTGGATTTCTACACAGACACCGGCGCAGCCAATGCCTATGCAATACCGCTTGATGCTTCGCTGCCGCAGCGCATAGTCGGCATGCCGATAACATTGGTGGTCGCCAATACTAACACAGGAGCCTCGACACTCGATGACGGCTTTGGCGCGGTAGATATAAGTAAAAACTATGATCAGCCCCTTGCCGCGGGCGACATCAAAGCAGGGCAGATCTCAACCGTGGTATGGGACGGGGCGGATTATCAGATGCAAGGCGCAGCGCCGGCAGCCGCAGAGCCAATGTCAATAGGCGGCGCTTATAAAAATCTGGCAATCAAAAACAATGCAGTAAACCCTAATTATCAGGTAGACATCACAATCGATGAAATAGTGCTTAAAGACGCAGATGGGAAATCCTTGCTTGTGTCTAATGTGACTCAGACCTGTGATATTACAGTGTCAGGGGTAAATGGTCTTGATGCCGGTGCAGAATCAGCATCCACGTGGTATCATATTTGGGCAATAACTAAAGTCGACGGCACGCAAGCAGGATTACTATCGGCATCTGAGACAGCGCCTACAATGCCGTCTGGATATACCTACAAGGCGTATCTGGGCGCTATTTATAACGCAAGCGGCAGTAATTTCATAAAGATATTACAACAAGACAAAAAAGCCGCAAGAGAGCCTGTGCAGGTGCTTTCAGGCGGCTCGGCAGCAAGTTATACTGCTTTAAATATTAGCGTTGCAGTGCCAAAAACAGCGAAGAGCGTTGAAGGCTATGGATGGGCTGACACTGTTGATAATGGCAATGCTCTATTTATTGCTTCTGATGCTTCCGCTGTGGGACAATGCCGCATTGGCGGCTATTTCGGTGATATATACTATGACCATGTAGTTGGTTCATTTAATATTATCTTAAAGCAGCAACAAACACTATATTATTATCGGGATGCTGGGTTGGTATTGTTAGCAGTGTCTCAATGGACATATTAAACAAAAATACGGGAGGGGCAAATGATAGCGTATAAAAAACAGGTTGATGGTCAGGCTACAGACTTGAGGTTTGTTCAGGATGATTATGTGTCGGAGGTAGGAGAAATAGTAATTGAGGGCGATGTGCTGCCGCAGATAGAAACCCTGCATGCTTTAAACTATCTGAAGATTTTAAAAATCGTAAAGTTTAAATCTGAAGCCGCACGGCGAATAGATGCCGTGTTGCCTGATTGGAAGGCTAACAGGCACAGAGATCAGCTTGAATTGGGAGCATCTACTACTCTCTCGGCAGAGGGATACGCAGCAAAACAGCAGAAAAGACAGGCCATTAGAGACGCCTCGAATACCATCGAGGCTGAGATTCAGGCACTCAATGAGCCTGCCGAGATTGAAACATTAGATATTGCGAATCATCCGGCTTGGCCGGTGGAATAAGCGGACAGCAGTCCGGGGAGTTAGAGCCTCCCTAAACCTCAATGTTGACGCATTGAGACGGGATAACCCGCTACCATCCGCTACCCGCGCGACGGGCGGATATATTGTGGCAGGGGAGTCCCTAAAAATTCAATTTAGGGAGGCTCTATGAAAAACAGTTTTATTGCTTGGGTAGGCGGGAAAAGGCTTTTGAGGAAAAGGATAATAGCGATGATGCCGGAGCATCACTGCTACGTGGAAGTATTCGGCGGAGGAGGATGGGTCTTATTCGGCAAACAGCCCTCTCCGGTTGAGGTCTATAACGATATAAACTCAAACCTCGTTACGCTCTTCAGGGTTGTCAAATTAATGCTTCCTCTCTTTATAAAGCGATTGGACATGCTTTTAAAGTCCAGAGAGGAATACAACGCCTTTCAACAGGCGCTTAAGACCGGAATCTTTAAGAACGATATGGATAGGGCTATAGCGTTTTATTATTGTATTAAGAACAGTTTCGGCAGCGGCATCACAACCGGCTGGGCATTCAGCCCTACACAGCCTCCAAGAAAGTGCGTAACAGGAGACCTTAAATCGGCTCATGAGCGCCTGAAAAATGTCTATATAGATAATCTTCCATTTGAGAGGCTCATCCATAACTGGGATCGTAAAAACTCTTTATTTTACTGTGACCCTCCATATTGGATGCTCATAGAAAAGAAAGGGAAGTCGTATTATCAGTACACCTTTACTGCTCAGGATCACGAACGCTTAAGGGATATGCTGAAAGGGATTGAGGGAAAGGTCATAATATCGTATGACGATCACCCTGTAATCCGGAAACTTTACAGGAAATTTAACATTCACGAGACCGGGCCGATACTTTACACTATGAATAACCGTCGAAACACTCCGGAACGGAGGGTCGGAGAGTTGATTATAACTAACTTTTAAGGCCGTTTTTAAGAGGGATAACAGGCAGAATGGGATAAAAATTCTCAAACTGCCTGTTAAGAATTCTCAAACTGGGTGTTAAGTTATAACGGGCTCGCGGGCATGGGTGGACAAGACGACAGAACTGGACAATGAAAAGGCGGATATTGATACGGATATAGCGCAGAAGTCAACCCTCGCAAAGGAAGACCTGATTCAGAGAAATAAGAACTTTGCATTGCAGACTATTGCAGAGCTTGACTCCGGGAAAAAGACAGACGCTCTTATCGCATCGCAAAATGCAGATCAGGCAAGGATGGGAGCGCAGCTCGGCACAGCGGCTTTGATGGGAGCGTATCAGATTGACACATCAAATAAGCTCAAAAAATGGGAGACAGAGGCGGCCTTAAACAAAAACCTTACGAATTCGCTGACCGATACGGCATCCGGCCTTGCTTTTCTGTATGGTTACGGGAATAAAGGCAGTAAAGCAAAACAATCAATGATAAAAACTGATAGTTACGGTTAGGAGGTGAAGATATGGAATCTTACGGGCTCGGAACGCTTTTCAGGAAAGAGAATCCTTATGAAAAAAGGGTGAAGACAGCGGCGGCAGTCGCGGATAAGTCGGGCTTCGCAAAGCCGCTTATCTACGCTGCAATGGGCGCGGATATGTCTAATGCAGAGCAGTGGGATAGTGAGCAGGCGGTAGCGCAGAATCAGCAGGCAGAGGCTAAGGCGGCTCAGACTATGCTCCAGACGATTATAAAGATTTCGGAGACTCAGCCGGAGGCGGCTAATGATCTATTGCAAGATGCCGCCGCCCGTAATCCGCATCTTGCGCCTTACGGTAAGATTAAGTTTATAGATAAGTCCACAAAAGAGTGGGTAATGGTTACTGATGCATCCCGACAGCCGTTTGCCGTAAGTAAGGCAGGGCTTGCATGGATAACGCAGCAGAATAAGGATAAGGTCTACGGCGATGACGGCAAGATTTTGCCGGATGTGGCTCAAAAGGTATTTATACCGTTCGGAGCCAAGAAGTCCGATCAATTTAAGCTGACCGAGCAGGCGGCTGGGGATGCTGTGCTTGCTGATTATCCTTATTCAAGCGATAAGGATGTTGCGGGGATAGCAGCGCAACATAACCCTGAGTTTGGCGGCAAGGTTGAAAAGGCTAAGGCATTGGCGCGGGGCGGCATGGGCATGAAGGATATTATGGCTAATATTGAAAAGACCGAGGCTGACCCTAAGAGCGATTTTAATTTGTTCTACAAGGCAATGAAAGCAAAAGGCCTGCCGGAAGATGAGATCAGCGCGGCATGGGAGGAGAGAAAGGTAAGGGTTGCGAGGGAGTCAAGGCCGCCGCGTGATGCATCCGAACCCCCGACAACGAATATGAAGGAGCATGCTATTTATAATGCGGACAGGAAAAAGGCTGGAAAGCCGGAGTTGTCCTTTGAGGAATACATGAAGATAAAATTTGAGTGGAATGATCCTTATGGCGTAAAAGAGACAATTAAGAACAGGCTCAATCAGGGCAAGCCGCAGGGGACTTCAACCATAACGCCGCAGAGGGGGACGGGAGCGAAGCCTATTGTTAGATATAATCCGGTAACCGGCAGGTTTGAATAATGCGCGTAGAGGTTGCAGGGTATGATGGAATAATTGAGTTTCCGGATGATATGCCGCAGGACGAGGTTGCGTCTGTATTGCAACGGCAGTTCCCTCCTATTAACAGCATTGCCAACACTGACGGCTCATGGAAGGTGGATACAGGCAGTTTACCGCTACAGCCTATACATCCCTCTCCTATAAGGCAGACGGTTATCAAGCAGGCGCCGGAGCCGTCTTTAACAGAGAAGTTTACAGGCGGCATTAGGGACCTGTTCGGCAGGAAAGAGCAGAAAGACTCTATGGACAGCGCCGCCGCTGCTGTTGAGCTTGTCAATAGAGAGGCCGGACTGCCGTTTAAAAAAGATATTTCGGATAAGCTCAAAGATATTAAAGAGCGTCCGTCTCAATTAGTGCCGTTTCTGTCGGGAGCCGTTGAGCTTGCCGATATAGTAAAGGTTGCCGAATCAGCGCACAGGCTTGAAAACAATACCGCTACTGAAGACGATCTGAAAATGCTTAAGGCTTTTAGGGATAAAAACAGCGAGGATGCGACATTTGGATATAAAGTTCTCGATGTCATCTCTAATCTGCCGGCGTTTGCCGGAGAGCTTCTTGCTACATCGGGAATTTACACAGCCGGTAAAAAGGCGACTTTAAAGGGAACTGAAAGGGTTATTAAGTCATTACTTTCAGAGTCAGGCGAGGAATTATTAAAAAAACGGGCGATGCAGATAGCAGTCAAGAGTGCCGGAGGCATTGTCGGGGGGACATTACAGACGCCGGTATCAGGCGGTTTTAGGATTGCAACAAAGGCTGTTGAAAAGGAGATGCCGACATTTGCCGATTCGGGCGGGCTTGAAAAAGGAGACGATGTTTTAACCGCCGTTGCAAAGGCATTCGGGGATCAGTGGGTTGAAACGGTCTCGGAACACAGCGGAGGGTTATTCACAGAGCTTGGCCGCGCGGCTAAATCAGAGCTTGTTAAGAAGGGGATATTAAAGTCATTTCTTGGCGCAAATCCGTCTGCAACTGCAAAGGATTTTCATAATATTCTGAGAAAGGCCGGATGGAACGGCGTTATAAACGAGATGCTTGAGGAGCGCGTAGGAGAGGCAGGAAGGGCTGCGCTCGGTCTTTCGAAATACAAGCTCCCTACACCTGAACAGTTGGCAGTTGAACTTATGGCATTTTCCATACCCGGCTCTACAATTAAATTGGCGGATAGGGTATTGAAAACGCAGTCGCCGCTTGAAGATAAGAAAGTGCTGAAAGATGTGGCCCCTGTTATAAAGGATTCTACAAAAGACATTGTCGGTATTCTTACCGAAGGCGAGGCGAATAAAAAGGAGTATCAGGCTAAGAAAAAGGCGGAAGTTGCTCGGGACATTATCGCCGAAAACATCGAGGATGCCGGAGTCATCACCGAATCTGATGAGCATCGAGGCTCGCCAGAAAGACCGAGGGGTGGTGTTATATCGACAGCAGCGATTTGGGATAAGACACCTATGGATATACAGCAGGTTTGGTCTGAGGCGATGGATTATACCGAAAGCAAGAAGAATGAAATAATGCCGAAGGTTACGGCGTTGAAAAATGAGCTTAAATCTCTGAAAGGCAAGCTGCACACAGATCGCAGGAACCTTATAAAAGAGCAGATTGCAGACCTTGAGGCTGATTATAAAGGTCTATTTGGTGAATATGAGCAGGCCGCGATGGATGAGTCCCTTACGCTGAGGGATGATGCTATAAGGCGGGCTAAAGAACGGGGATTGACGGATGAAGATGCGCTGGAGAGGTTTGCGGAGGACTTTTTAATGGAGTCTTCTGCCGAGCGGCCTTATATAGAATATAACCATGATAAGCCTGTTAAACAGATTTTTGATGAGGTGATAAAGGACTATCTGCCTGAGAGCGTGGATGCAAAGGCGCATGAGGCGGCTGCATCACCTTTGAACAGCCTCGCAGAACCTACGGATGC